GGAACTCGCCGCCCTTCCGCATCTCCTTTGCGATCTCCAGAATCGTGACGAACGCACGGAACTGCGTGTCGGTGAGACTGGCGATGATCGCGTCCTTGTGCGCTCCTGCTGACCACTTGATCCAAAGGTTCATTTCAGTCCTCCTCCTTCTCTGCCGCTTAGAACGGCAAGTCTTCTAGGTTCTGAGTGTCTTCTGGCACGAGCTTCGGCTTCGCCGGTGCAGGCGCCTGCGACGCGATGAACTTCTGGCTCGGCTTGTCCTTGCAGTACGAGCCGTCTGGGGTCTTGTGGCTCGCCGCCCAGAATGCGTTGTACGGCTTGCCGCTGGCCTTGCTCACGCCGCCTGGCTTCAGCGTCCACAGTTCGCCGTGGCTGCACGTCTCGTCGCCGACGTTCTCGGCAAAGAGCATTGCAGCCTTTGCTGCGAGGATTGCGTCATCCGTCGCAGGGTCAGACCCCCTCGTAGAATCAACGGAGAGGGGTGTAGGAGCCACGGAGAGGCGCGGAACCCTCGCAAGTGGTACTTGGACACCCTTCTCTGGTGAATAGAGGCTCCTGCCCACTCCTAGCTGCGCGGCGCACCTGCGGAGCGCATCACTGGCCGCTGACTTCAGCGGCTCATCATCCTGTGCAGAGTTCGGATAGCCGAAGTCCTGTCGGATGGTTGTCTTCCCACCGATGACCACTGCGAGCGAGCCGTGAACGACGTTGCGTGCGCCGTCTGCGACCTTCACCTCGAACTGCCAGCACTCAATGCCGAGGACGTCATCCAGCCGCTGCGCGACTGCTCGCGCGTCGGCGTAGGTGAACGTCATCCCTGCTCGCCCTGGGCGATGCTTCAGGTCCTTCTCCTCGAATGGCGCCAAGAGCGCCGCTGCGATGTCCTTGCTCATTTGCTCCTCCTCTTCAGTTCCATTTCCCACCGTGCTTTTGGAGCGGTGGATTGCTCCTTGTTGCGCTTTCTAGGTCCGTCCCATTTCACCTCCTCTTGCTGAATGTTTGCGATTCGCCAGTTGGCTGCCTTGTAGATGGTGCCGAGATGCACTTCTGTGTCCTGGTACGAGATGAGCCGGATGACCTCAGGGAACCTTGACGTGATGTCCTCTTGCATCCGCGCCAGCATCCAAGTCGCCGTGTTTTTTGGACACTCTGGCGAGAGTGCCAGTCTGCGTAGTTCAAGTAGCCGCTGTCCATCTTTGAGCCTGTTCGCTGCGATTGGCGACGACCAGATGGCGACCCCATACGCGACTCCATCGCGTTCCAAGACGTAGCAGGCATAGAAGCGATTGCGGACCACATTGCTCCAGTCGATTGCTGGGAACCTTGAGTGCCACATTGCATTTAGGCTGCACGCATCAGGTGCGCCGATTGAGCGAACTGAGAACTCTCGCGGAGAAGTTGGCGTTGGGCGCTCTTCTGCCGCGAACAGTCCAGGTTGGCTCACGCACCCTCCTCTGTCCTGAACTTGAAGACTCGCGCGCCTGGAACTTCCCGCGTCGCGGCTTCAATGATCTTCGGGTCCACTTTCGTTGCGACCTCCTTCCAGTCGGTCTTGACCGACGCCTTGTTCTGCTTCCACGTTGCCTGCCATCCGTTGCCAACGATGCCTGCCTTCTCGCCAATCGCTTCCTTCAGCGAGATGGCAAGGTTCTGCAGCTCCTCGTCCAGCAACTTGGATTCATACTGCTTTTCCGAATACAACGCCGCCACGCGGTCAATGCCGTCGGTTGCGTTTGCGTACTCTTCGCTTGCCTGCGGCATCACCTGCGCCAGCGCGTCAGAGTCCTGACCCTGCAAGGCTGGCGGCGTCTGCGTTGCAAGCGCGTTCCTGAACTCCACCGCCTTGCGGTACAACTCCGTCTGGTAGTCAATGCTCGCAGCCACCCGCTCGATGCGGAAGACCAAACCACCGAGCAGGACTGCCACGTCGCACCACGGTGCGCCGGTGACGAACATCTGCCACTGCACCTGCGCCACCACCTCTGGCGGCACTGGGTGCAGGCTCCAGCGCGGTGAGGTGCTGGTCTTGATTTCCACCAAGCCGTCCTCGCCGACGATGGTTCGGTCGAGTGACGCAATCACCCAGGGGAGTTCCTTGAGTCGGACGATGCCGTTGCTGCGGCGCAACTCGCGGCCAGTCTCCATCTCGTAGAACTCTGCCACTGCGTTCTCCAGCAGGATGCCGCGCACCGCTGCTGGTCCGACTGGGTCAGGCTGATACTTCCCTAGCTTCTCCGCCCAAAGCTGAAAGGGAGTTTTATAGGGGTTCAGCCCTGCGATGACCGAGACGTCGGTCGCCGTGATGCCGTCAGCCCGAAGTGCGAACCACTCAGGACTGCGCTGCTCCGCCTTGACGAACTCGTATTGCTTGCTCACTTGCCCTCCTCCCGCCATCGGCGGTCTACTTCTACGATTCTCCTGCCAACCCACTCAGCGACTGGAGCGACCACACCGTTGCCGCAGCAGCGGTAGCGGTGTGAGTCCAGACCGACTGGGAGCAGAGCATCCTCGTCTTGCGTGCCACGTTGACTGTCAAGAAGCACTGCCGGCGCTCCTGCGCTGTGTGCCATTGACTGCGCCTGACCCTCCGTCACATTGGCGTTGCTGCCGAAGCGCGACGGGAACGATAGGATTGGCTGATTGTCCAGCCGTCTGGCCATCCCATCAAGCGCTCGCATTCTGTCGGAGTCAGGCGACGAATCTCTCCCTGCGGGTTCTCCGTCCCGATTGCCTCCAGTGCTATGACCAGCGCCGCTGGCAACTCCTTGTCCCTTCTGCGTGCGCGGCGAAGGATGCCGCTCGCAGCCTTCGCACTCAAGGAGAACCTCGCCGGCGCGGTCGGATTCAAGACTTGCGACAATGAACACTCTACGGCGTCGCTGGGCGACTCCGAAGTATCGAGCGTCCAAAGTTCGCCACGATACGCCATACCCGAGTTGCTCCATTTCATTGAGAAGCCGTCCGAAGTCAGCCCCCTTGTTGGAACTGAAGAGTCCAGGGACATTTTCCAGCACGAGCCACCGAGGTCGGCGTTGCTCAACAAGGTCAAGGAAGGTGAAGGCAAGGCTGGAACGCTTGCCTGCGAATCCTGCGCGCTTCCCTGCGACGCTAAGGTCTTGGCAAGGGAATCCTCCTGACCAGATGTCTGCCTCTGGGATGTCATTAGCGTCCACCTCCGTAATGCTTCCCAGATTCGGAGCGTCTGGGAATCGCTCTGCCAGCACCGTGCAGGCGTATGGGTCAATCTCGCTGACGCTCACCGTGTGAATGCCAGCGCGCTCAAAGCCGAGATCAAGGCCGCCGACTCCGCTGAAGAACGAAGCGTGCTTCACTTGCCCTCCTTCTTTGCTCTGTCCTTCTTGGCGAACCCTTCGCCCTTGTAAACCACCGCCGCCGGCGAATAGACCATCCGCATCCAGCGGCCGCACTTCTCGCAGCGCGGGTTGTAGACGTTGTGGATTGAGTGCGTGTGTTCCTCACGATGCCCGCAGTCGCCGCAGCGGTATTCGTAGACTGGCATTAGCCAAGCACCACGAAGATCATCACCAGAAGCGTCGCTCCGAGGATGCCAATGGCAATGTCAAGTTGCTGATCGCTGCGCCGCTGTTGATCCAGCAGCGTCGTGCGGATTGCCACTCGCTTGTAGACCAGTGGCTGCGTCTTTCGGTTGAGCCTCATCGCATTGACCCCAGTGCCAAGAGCAGCACCATCGCTGCGATGAAGGTGACGACCGTTGCGATCTCCTGCAGTGTCCGAATCATCTTTATCTCCTCAGCAGCCCCGCCAACTTGGTCAGGTTCCTCGCTGCTGTCACGATCCTAGAGCGTGATGTCACGGCTTGTCAAGGGGTAGCCTCCCAGACTGGAGGAGGTCAGTCTGGGAGGTCGCTGGCATAGCCAGCGGCGTCATCGTCCTCATCGAGCAGCTCTAGAACCACCTCTAGGCACGCTCGGCAGATAGCGTAGGACAGGACTGCAGAATAGCCGACCGTGAGGCTGACTTCCTGTTCGGCAAACCTCCACACCCTGCGAGTCTCCCCGCACGGCGTGCAGGCTCCTATGTCCTGCGGCCTCGGTGCCGGCGGACCTGCAAGGAACGGCACTAGCGCAAGCGGATTAGGTACTCGGCTGAGACCTCTCCATCGCCGTCAAAGAACATTAGCCACTGCCCTGGCTCGCCAGACGCGCCGACGACCTCCTGAGCGAAGCGGTTGCTCGATTCAAGCGATGGACTGCACCACGTCGTGATCTTGCCGTCGGCAAGGACGAGTCGCGCAGGCTGGTGCCAGTGGCCAAACCAAAGGTAGTCAAACGGCGCGACGCTCAAGCGCCAGCCGCTCGCCTTCTTCGCAACGCCGTACCACGGCATCCCAAGTCCACCTCTGAACTGATCGCCGTGGACGATCATCCCGATCTTGCCGCCTGGCAAGTCAAGCGTGTCGTACCAGTGCCGACCGCCAACGGTGAGGCTCTCTTTCCAACTCACACGCTTCTCGCTTTGCACGAGTGAGCGAGCAATGTTGTAAAGGATCGCGTCGCTGTTGCTCTCTGGCGAGTGATCGCTGTAGCGTCCCAAGCGTCCGTGATTGCCGATTGCGCCATAGACTTCCACCTGCGGGAAGAGTGCGGCCATCGCCCTGACGAACTGCGCCAGCATCTCCGCGCCGCGGAAGATTTGGACGTACAGACCGCCAGCCTCAACTTCGTAGGCTTGTCCTGGGAAGATGTTGCCGTCTGACTCCACGAGGTCGCCAGTGAGCAGAATCTTCACCGTGTCCACAGGGTGATCTTTGCGCTGAATCTCTACGACGCGCTTCACCTTCTCGGCGAGTAGCTGCAGCCGCTTGGCTGCCGTGTCAATGTCGTAGTCCACGCTCTTCTTGCCAAGTTGCCAGTCGCTCAGTTGCACGACGGCAACCTCGCGCTTGCCCTTGCGCTTGTCTGGCTTCGGTGCTGGCACGGCTGGAATCTTCATCCCGACCGCCGCATCCTTTGCCGCGCGGTAGACCGCCTCCACAAGTTCTTCGGTCTGCTGCTCCTTCTTGGCGAGTGCGCGCAACGCACGCCTGTGCGCCGACTTCAGTTCGTTCAGTTCGTCCTCGCGCTGGAACTCGATCAGATCTTCCGACATTTGCAGTCTCCTCTCCTGTGACGTGCGATGTTGTAGTGAGTCCATTTCTGCTCACGCAACTCGCACCAACGCTGGATCGCTTTTGAGGTGATCTCAGCAGCCGCCAATGCCTTGTCCAGCGACTCACGATCAGCATCACTGATCTCAAGCAACTGGTAGCCGCAACGTGGTCCTTTGACCACATTCTGCAACTCCCTGAACTCGTCTAGAGCGTCCATCTAACCTCCTCTTGCGGCGTGGCTACACGCCGTCTGAGCCGAGACTAGATGTCGTATTGCTTTTCCGCAAGAGCCTTGTCTTCAGCCGACTTCTCCTTGATGCCGAACGAAGTGTTCTTTGGGTCAAGGAACTTGATCAGCACCTGCAGCCCTGAGGCCAGCCCTGCGGACAGCACTGTGCGGAAGTCACCGCCAGAAATGTCGAGGAGCGGGATGCCCAAGCCGAGTGCGACCGAGATAGACACGGTGATGAAGGTTCGGAAGAACTCAATCAGCGCCTCGTCTACGCCTGTGTTGTCAATGATCCAGCGGATGCCTGCCTTGATGTCGCTATACATTCTGACTCCTTACTTCCACTCAACGATGACGACGTGCTTGAACGCTGCGCCGCCCGTCTGCTTCTTTTTGCTCGCAGCAATCTGCTTGAGCTGCTCTTCGGTCACGACGACCCCGAACTTCTCTTTGCCCTTGCCTGACCGTGTGGGACACGCCCACTGCCAGCCGTCAACGGCATCCCACGCGGCTGCGGTCATATGGCCGTAGCCGAGCGCAATGTGCTTGCGATCTTTCTTTGTCCAGTATGCCTCCCAGCGCTTATGCCACTCGCTGATCTCTACTCCAGCGGGATAGGCGGCTGGACCCTGTTGGACCCACACGATTAGACCAGCGCCACGGTGCGCGGAAATCACGACGTCATCCCACGACTTGGCGTAGCGCGCCTTTGCGCCCATCTGCTTTGCCGTCTTGATCAAGTCTCCGAGAGATGAGCCGTTGTCCGACACGCCCTCTTTCTCTACGAAGCCGGTGGCAGCGGCTTTCGCCTTGATGCCGTCTCCAGCCGTCGGGTCAACCGCGTACTTAGATGCCCACGCAACGGCAGCAGCCGTGCTGGACGGTCCGCAGTCGTCAAGGATGCCGCCCTTCTCAACGTGATCCAGCTGTGACTTGACCTTGAACTTCATTCGCCGATGTCTTCCTTGATGTGCGCGGCGAGTGCAAGACCAGCCTTCTGGTAGTCGAGTGCCGCGCTGATCGGATGGCCAGCGGTGCAGCCCTCGCTGTAGTCGTTGCCGTTGTCGCCACGCTTCCAAAGCGTGCCGCCGAACGCGCTTGCATCTTCGCTTGGCACGAGTGCCACCCACTCGCCTGGCGCGGTGTCAATGCGCGTCCAGCCCTGCTCCTTGAGTTCCCTGCGGTGATCTTCGTTTGTCATTCTTTCCACCTCAAATATCCTGTTGCGATCCAGACGATTGTCATCAGGATGAACAGCGTTGCCATTGTGCTTTGCGTCTGACCCTCTGGCAGTACGACCACCGCGAAGAGCAGACCGAGGATCGTCCACGAGCCTCCAACTAGATCGTTGATGATGTTCCTAAGCACGGCGACCACCCTTTCGGCTTGGCGTATTTCCATTGCCTCCCGCTGGTCCGCCGCCGCCAATGTTAGCAGCCGCTCGTGCGGCATTTGCCGCTGCAGCGGTCACGCTTGCGATCTGGCTGGAGATGATTGCCACGGCAACTGGCGCAGCCTCTTCCTTCTCCTGCGGATCAAGGTCGTTGCCAAGTTCCGTGATTGCGGCAATGTCGCCGAGCAGCTCGGCGACCGCCTCAACCGCAGCGCCTACAACTGGCAGAGCGGGTTCGGGTTGAGGAGTAGGTACAGAAGTGGGATCAGGAGATACGGAAGGAGATGGCGGAACTTCTGTTGGTGCAGGCGTTGGCTCTGGCGTTGGTGTTGGGGTTGGGGTTGGTGCATTTGTCACCTCAGGACTTGGCTCCTCCGTTGGTGTTGGGGTTGGCGTAGGTTGAAGCGTTGGCTCAGGGGTTGGCTCAGGCTCTACAGAAGGCTCTGGCGTAGGGGTAGGAGCCACGCTAGGGCTTGGTGAAGGCTCTTCTGGTGTCTGGGTAGGGGTTGGCTCAGGAGTCGGCTCTGGGGACGGCGTAGGGCTGCCTACGGCGATTGTGAGGAAGCCGATGCCGCAGCACGAGTCGGTGGACAGCACGCGGAAGCCGAACAGGTCACCTGCGGCCAGCACGACCTCGATGTAGCCGGTGGCTGATTGCGTGTTGCCCTCTGCCAGCGTGAGCCACTCGCCGCCCACGAGATACTGCGGCTTGTCGTAGTAGGCGCCGTCGGTCGTCAGGTACGACCAGAGGTACTGCGCCGTCTCAGCTTCTAGCGCGGTTGTGGTCAGGCTGGTCAGCGCGTTCCAGCGCGGCTGCTCAGGCAGCGGATCGTTCGCGCCGCCGAGCGTGACGGAGCCATCCTCGTTCGTGACGACCGTGCCGTTGGAGTCGGTGCTGAACTCCCACTCGTCAAGTTCGTCAAGCGCGTAGACAGGCTGAACGAATGGCAAGACGATTGCCAAAGCGAGCAGGAGTGCGCGCAACCTCACTTGCCTGATTGCGATTGCAACCACGCCAGAAGCGTGCCGATTCCTCCTACGCCAAGCAGGGCGCCAAGCCCCTTCAGGACGGCAAGGCCGCCCTTCATTTGGTCAATCTCCGCCTTCAGACTGTCAATCTTTGCAGACTGTGCGTCCAGCCGGTCAATGATTGCGTCTACTTGGGAGCGCGTCATTCAGCCTCCAGTGCGGTAAGGCGTTCGTTGAGGTCTTGGATTGCAACGAGTGCAGCGAAGTATAAAGCCTCCCAGTCAATGCTTGGTGGATCGCCAGCATTTGCTGGAACTGCTGCGTGTGGCATTGCATCTACAACTTGTTCCCAAATAACACCGCGCTGTACGCCAGGAACTGCGTCTGGCAACGCAGGATAAGTTTCGCGCAGCGTTTCAATCTTTTCTTGGTCGTACTCAAAGTCAACAAGTTGCAAGGCGTAAAGTTGTTCTGGCGCCACAGTTGTTGGCGCAATGTTCTTTTTTACACCAGCAGTTGATGCGGCAACGTATCGCTCAAGCCGATAGTTGGTGCCAGAGATCAGCGTCCAAACTGCTCCACGCCCAGAAGTTGTCGGGCTGGTTGCATCGGTGCTTGGGCCATCTGCAAGGAAGTTTCCGTTTCCTGCGCTGACGCTCAGCGTTGACGAGAGGCTGTCCGCAGCGAAAGCGTCATCCGTCCGCAGCGTCGTAGACGACGAGCGGTAGAGGTTGACGTCTCGTGCTGCCGATCCGCTGCCCCAGAACATTGAGCCGTCCGCTTCAATCAGGAAGCGATTGACTGAATCCCCTGTGACTTTGGCAAGGAAGGCATCGTTGTCTGCGGCTGCCCTTGTGACGTTTATCTGGTTGGTGAGGCTCGTGACGCCAGCAACATCAAGCGTGCCACTCAGAGAGAGGTTGGTCATTGAGAGCGTGCCGTCTACCACGACCGTCCCTGACCCGCCGAGGTTTGGCGTGATCGTCAGCTCGCCGTTGACTTGGCGAAGTCGAGCAGGACCGTAGGTGGCTGGGCTGCTGTTCTCGGCGATGTAAAGGTCGGAGCCGCCTGAGATTAGGCGCAACTCGGCAATGGAGACGTCGCTCTGCGACGAGACGGTGCCAGTCGTCTCAACCTTGACAGAGACAAGGATGAAGGCCGCGTCGGACGGGATGGCGAGCCGCGTGTAGTTGCTGGCGATGCGGAGCGTGTCAGCGCTGCCGATTTCTGCCAGCGTGCGCTCGCGTGTGTCGCCCGTCCCAGTCGCCGTCTCCGCGTCAATCTCGTAATACTGGTACGACAGCACAACTTTTGCGTTGGAGGTTGACGTCGCGTTGATGCAGTAAACCTCTGGCGTGAAGATGAAGGAACGGTTGCGCGTACCAGGCACCGGCACAAAGCGCTTGATCGTCAGGCTATTGCCGCTGCTCGTGCCACCTGCGATGCGGAAGCGCAAGACATTGCCAGAGCCAGCCGAGGCGTCCTCGATCACGCGCGCGGTGATGGCTCCGCCGCTGTTGTCCTCAGCCGTGAAGTACGGCAGCGGATTCTCGTCGTTGATGTCGGCATCTGGCTCGTCAGGCGCCGAGGCAAAGTCGCCGTTGGCAACGCCAGCCTGAATCTCGCGCAGCGCAGCAGGACCAAAGAGGAGTGCGGTAGCGCCGTCCGAGTCGCTGCCGATCAGGGTCTCGCCGCCGTCTGCGGTGACGTCGCCCTCGTAGCCGGTTAGCCCTGGAAGATTCGTGCCGTACTGCTCAGCCATTATTCCCCTACCAAGATGCGCTTCAGCGCCTTGCCTAGTTGCTTGCGTCGGTACTCAGCCTCAATGTCGTAGCGCACCTGATAGGTGCTGTCCGACTCAAAGCTCATTGTGACGGATGCGATCCTGAGAATCGTGCCTGATAGGTCAAGTGCAGAACTTGTGAGCTTGACGTACTGGTTTGGCAGCCACGCCTTCACGAGCGTCCAAGTGCTTGCCCCAGTCTGTGCGTAGCCCTGCGTGTAGCCGTAGGTCCAGTCTGGCGATGCGGTCTGGCTCAAGTCAGAGCCAGCCAGTGTGAAGTTGACCGTGCGGACTGGCAAGGCACGCGCTTGGAAGGTCGCCTTCGTAAGTCGCTGAATCCTTGTTGTGCGGCTGGCTGCGCCCTTGATCTTTGGCGCGCTGAACACTCCGTGCGGCTCAGGGCCGTTGCGCGTAGAAAGACCAGAGCCGAAGTATGGCGTCCCGCCGTTATAGGTTCGGAAGTAAGGATCGTTCGTCGGCGGAGTCGCGTTCTTGTCCCATCGAGCGCGTGTGTTTGCCGCCTGCACAAAGATGCCCTTCACCATCTGGTCGTGGTCAACGTCAACGGTGAACGCGCGTGGCAGCATCTTGCTGGCAGCGCTTGCCGATCCAACCGCGACAGAGGCGGGGTCAGTGACAATCTCCAGCGGCGCGTTGGCGTATGAAGGTGCAGCATCCACTGGCCCGTAGTTCAGACGCCCATCCCCGTCCACCCAATAGCGGAACACCTTGCCCGAAGCGCCTGACGCTTCCTCTGCGATCTGGTCAAGAATACTGACTAGGCTGGCTGGCTTGAAGGTCTGGCGCCCAATCGTGACTGCAGCGCCCGTGTAGACGGCGCGCGTGCTGCCGCTGATGACGGATGTGTCCAAGAGTTGCCGCGTCGTGGCGTCATCGACCTGGTTGTAAATCTTCCCCAAGATTGCGTTGATAAGCGCTTGATCGGTTGAGCTGGCATTGCCGCGCGAGAACGGTCCGACCATCTGCTTGATGTTGGCGCCGACAAAGCCCTTGCGGACGATCGTCTTCTCAAGCCACGCGTCGGCGTCCGCCACGCTGACGGTGCAGCGCGTGCCTAGTCCGTTCGGGAGCAGGCTGGCTGAGACGTTTGTGATGAAGCCGAGGAAAAGCGGTGTGCCAGCGCTGTAGCGCGAATCAAAGAACTGCACCCGCGCGTTGTCGTAGACGCCACCTGAGCGCCACCACGGTCCGCCGCCTGGCGTCACTGGCTGGATGACGTCAAAGGTCATCTGCCCGCCGCCATCCCCCGAGAGCGTCAGGGAGAAGGTCGCAAGGTCAACGTACGGCGTGGTCGTTGCGGACGGCGCTGGCAGGTCGAGAAGGTTTGCGCCGCCGTCTACGCCTGCGATGACAAGGCTGAATGGGTTGGCCACGGCTTAGTAGCCTCCGCGCCGACCGGTGCCTTGCCGAATCAGGGAATCCGATACCAGCTTGTCCTGCTTCTGCGTGCCGATGCTGAAGTCAATGCTTGTCTGTAGGTACGACGAGGTGCCACCCATCGGCGAAGCGACTCCGAGATTGCCGCCGCTCAGGTACTGCGTGCGCGCGTTGCCAGAAAGTAGCGCGCCTGTCTTGCTGCTTGCAAGGCTGTTGAAGATTCGGAAGGCTTCGTTGATTCCGTCAATCAGCCCCTTGATCGTTCCAAGAATAATCTTGAATGGGATCAAGGCAAGGTCAATCACCGTAAGCAAGACTTCGCCAAAGCCGCCCTTGAATCCAAGCGTCTTGGAGAGGTCGTCAACGGACTCGAACAGCGGCACGATGTATTTGTCAATGACATCGCCGATTATTGGTCCAACCTCACTGAACAGTTCCGATAGTTCAGGCAAGATGTTTTCCGTAAAGAACTTGAGGCCTTCTGTCACACGAGGCAGAAACTGAACCCCGAACGCTTCAAACTCGTCGTTCAACGCCTCTTGAGCGGCAAAGAACTTCGTGGCGGTACTCTTGGCAACCTCTTCTGCAACTCCTGCGTACTTTTCGTTCGCAAGCCGACCAATGTCGGTTAGCTTGATGCCATCTTTCAGTTCGCCGAAATATTGCTTTAGCCCCTTACTGGAGCCGCCTTTCGCCGCCTTGCCGATGTTGAGAAGGATGGTCGCGTAGTCATCCCCAGTTGCGGCAGCGATGTTGGCTGCAATGGAACTTGCCTTGAACAACTTCTCCTGATTCTTGAAGAAGCGTGACCCGCTTTCAAGCCCCTCCCTGACCTCAGTGTCGGCAATGCCGAATCTGCGGAGCGCCAGAATCTCTGCCTCAACCTTTGGACCAATCTCGTCAAGAGCGAATCCTCGCGCCTTGAGCGCGGCATTCAGGCGGATAATCTGCAGCTCTTCGTCAGCGGCTGCCTTGATCGCCCCGATCGTAAAGCCAGCAAGCGCAGTCGCGGCAACAACAGATGCGGTGGCGATCCCCCTGAGCGCGTTGATCCCTGTGCGCTTTAGGCTGCCAAAGCTCTTACCGACGTTCCCCAGTGTCTTGGTCGCGCTGTCCTTTGCGACGACTGCGAATACTGCCTGACCTGTTGAGGTGACCATTTATTACCCTCTCCGCTTGAACTTCGTGATGCGATCACGGAAGAGCTTGTCGTCAAAGAACTTTGCGATTGTATCCCAGTAAGAGTTCAGCGCCGTCTTTCGCACGTCGCTGCGGTTGGCAACCTGCGTCACGAACGGACGCCCCTTCACGCCCTTGACGGCCTTCGGTCCGTTCTTGGTTTCGCGCACCGGCTTGATGCCTGTGGTGACGAACCAGCGGTACCAGCCGCCGTTCAGGTCGCCTCGGCTCTTGCCTGGGCGCGGACCCACGGTCGCGGACGGTCGGGAATACTGACCGCGCTTGGCGTTGATCGAGTTCCGCAAGCGCCCTGTGCGGACTGGCGCCTCTGCCTTCATCGGCTTGACCATCGTGCGCGAGGCGTTGATGGCGGCAAGCGTCAGCAAGCGGCTGAACGCCTTTGGGTTAGATCCCTGCAAGAAGCCAAGCTGGAACTGGTTGTAGGACTCCTCAAACCTCAACTCAAACTCTGCGACGGATTTGGCTGGTGTTGAAGGCACTACTTCCGCTCCTTTGGTTGCATCTCAGCGTGGAGTTGCCACGCCTGAATCACCTGTTCAACTGGCAG